AAATTCCAAAGAACCCTTATTGAGTGCTTTTGATCCAGGCTGAAGAAAGAACGGAATGTTTTCCAACATGAGCGTAATGCGCGCGAGCATTTCACGTGCAGTCGCGCCCTTGTTCGCCAAGATGGCCACAGTTTTTTCAGAATTGAAGAGGACGAACCAGAGAAGGTACGCACAGGCTGAGATCGATTTACCAGATTGACGACATGCGAGAACGACATTGAATCTATGCTCCTCAAAATGTTTGAACATTTGTTCTTGATATGGATATAAGTCAAAATTTACAAGCCCTTTATCGAGCGCAATCACTTTCACATAATTACGAGCAAAGTATACGGCATCTGTCATACACTTTTTGTATTCTTTTAAAAGATCAGGTGTCCATGCTTGTTGTACACCGTCTCTCTTAACATTAGGATTTCCCAGATACGACTGACTTAGGCTCGACATCGATTACTTCTTCACTTTCACGCAACATTCTTTGTATGTCTGTAGTTGAACCCATAAAATAGTTATTTTGTTGATTCTCTACTTGTTTTACATCATCTGTCTTATTTATGTCTTTCTGTTTCTTATTAAGATCCATAAGTCGATCGTTAACGTCAGATACGTTTTTGATCATTGTTGCCAAAACTTCATATGCTCTTGGATGCTCAGATTCTCGAGCAACTTCAATCATATTTTCAAGGGCGTCTTTGCCTTTTTCGATAAGTTCATAATATGTTTCACGTGAGTAATCATAATCGTTACTTACATTATCTTTATCATCAGTCATGACTTATCCTTACAAAGCTGCTATCCTTGACTTGAACGCAGCAAAATCAGCACTTGCTGCAACTTCACTTTTTAATTCTGTTATAGACATAAACAGATCTGAGTCAACTCTAGTATTTACATAATCTGAATCTATTAATCCAATTGCTCTTCCTGAATCAAGTGCATTCTCATCTATCAAAACTAAAGTTTCAGCTGAATCAAAATCTGCTCGAGCATTGACGTAAGCTGAATCAATAAGTGCTATTGCCCTACCTGAATCAAGTGCGTTCTCATCAATGAGTCCTATTACCTGTGCGGAGTCAGGTAAGCCTTCAATTTGTGAATTAAGATCGGTGAAGTTACCATCAAGCTCATTGAAGGTAAGAGCACTGCCTTTCGTATTTCTAAGTGTAATAGTCATGCGCTATCTCCAAATGTTCGTGTAATATCTGTGGTGAATCCAAAGTCGCTGTCTGGCATGCCGATAATTGAAGTAGGATTTGGTGTTGTTGTAATTGTTTCTAAAAGTCTGTCTGAATCCAAACCCGCTCCTTGATCCCTTAAAAATACCTGAGCCTTTGACGTGCGAATAACATCACTTTGAGAAACAGGACCGTAAAATGCAACTTTCATTTCAAAATCTATAGTATAAATTATTGAACGTCTTTGCTCCATAGCCGCTTCGAAATCATCTGAAAAGGCCAGACTCTGTATAATGATTGGAATGTCCTCTTTAAAAGTAGGATATTCTTTAGGAAAAGGTTTGATAGTTAAAGTATATTGTGGGTTAAATGTTGGTAATATTTGTTCTACAATTTGTAAAGCATCATCTTGATTTTTTGCAAAAACATTTAACTGAAAATTTATATTATATGGAACAGGAGAATAAAATTTCTGTCTTTGCTGTATGGTACTACCAGCGGCCATAAAATTACTGAGCTTTGTCAACTGTCTCGTATTGTCATACGTAAAACTTGTAATCTCAAAAGACATACGAGGTAATTTAATCGCTACTTTTGTATCACCAAGTAACTCAGGATTCTCTCTAATTCTTTCTAAAAACTTTTGTCTTGGCGCATAAGATAGCGGTACTTTTAACTGATTAAGTACAGCACCTGCAGAGTTCTTACGAATTACATAGATGTTGTTAAACAATCTGCCAAAAAGGGCGACTGATTTCCTAATCTTTTCATGATAGAAATGAGTACCAAACACTATTGATTCTCCGGATCACCGAATGGATTATTTTCTGTAAAGTCAAGAAAATCATCAGAAATAGAACTAAATGTAGTATTCTGTTCTGTTTGTGATATTTTATTATCTTCTGTCACAGATGAAATAAGCATTCCATTTATTGTATTATTAGTTTTATTTATTAGTGTGCTTGTTGTAAACGGCCTTGATGAATCATATGACGCAACAAATGAATGATAAAGTCCATCACTTGCTCCAACGTGAGCAAGATGGAAGACTCGACTTGAATCACCAAGAAGTTCAACTCTTTGTATTTCACCTGTCATCTTGACACCAGATGCAAGGGTTTGTTCTACAATATCTCCTATTGAGAAGTCACTGTCTACAACAGATCCGCCTACAAATTCAAAGGTTGGAGCAACTGTGTAATTAGCTCCTGAATCCGTTAATGTAAGAGCGCTGATTGCACCTGATGAGTCAATCGTAGCTGTTGCTGTTGCGCTGTCGCCAGAAGGAACTGCACTGTCATTTCCTCCGCCAATAAATCTTACAGTTGGAGCTGATGTAAAGTAGTTACCACCACTGACAAGATTAAGACTTGCAACTCTTGAAGAATCCATAATAGCCGTTACGACAGGTAATTTAGGTGCAACAACTCTAACTTTATATTGATATGTACCGTCCTGTTCAATACTCTGAATATCATCAATGCTTGTATCGAGATCTTCGCCTGTGTATTCGAACAGAGTACAGCGTAACTTAAATACTGGTAAATTTTCTATTTGATAAAATGGTTGTTCATGTTCGACATGTTGAATCTCAAACATCTTCTTTGTAAGCGGAATAAAAACCAAATCACCTTCTGCCGGTCTATCAAGTGATATACCAGTATTGTTCATTCTTTTAACTTGAGTTTCAAATCTACGCTTTGCGACTACAAGAGTAACTTCATCTCGTATCTCTACACCAAATCTGGTAAATAAGTCACCTTCACCATCGAAACCTTCAATGTTTTCAATATACATTTCAATTTTGTTTGCTGATGCAAATTGAGAGGTTGGATCACCTCCAAGTAATGTATCTTCGTTTACAAGGGTTCTTGGAAGATAATATACGTCTTGTCCGTAGATCTTTAAGGATTCAATAACAAGATCTTCGTACAGATCTATTTCAGATCTAACTTGTTCGGAGAAATAAAAATTACGAGCCATGGGTTATCCTATAAAGAAATCAGTTGGTAATTCCCAATTCATTCGTATTTCTTCTTTAAGCCTTTCTATCTCCGCAGTTGCGTCGTCATACAATTGTCTGCCATTAAACGTGACTCCACCTGGAAGTTGTACACCTTCAAACTTTAGAAGATTCATACCCCATTGCTGTTTAAACAGTGCAGTTGTATATTCTTTTAACCATTGGTCGTTCCACACACTTGTATGAGCTGCTGTATCGACAAGAGCGTACGCTTCAAATACAAGATACTCTCCAACTTGTATATCGCCATCAGCAAAATCACCAAAAATATACAGCCTGTCTTGATGACGAGACGCAGATACCTGCATGGTACCATTCAACTTCATGTCAAGAAGAGAAAGATACTGTTGCATTTGTTCGTAATAAGCAAGATCACCCGCAAAATTCTGCAGGTCGGCAATATCATTTAACATCATTTGGTATTTGATATCAAAGAAATTAAATGAAGTTCCAAAAGATGAAGACGTTGGAAACAGTCTTGTGACTGTTAACACGTTTGATGGAATTGAAATATATTCGTTTGTTTTATCTGTCTCAGTAACTAAATGCTTTAGATAAGTTCTATATGTCGCGTCAGAGTGGTACTGTTGCCAATACTGAAGCGCCTCGTCAACACGATCTTCATACTGATCGTCGTCGACGTTAATTTCAAGAACTGGGTCACCAAGTCTACGTTTTGCGTAATCAATCAGATCTTGTCTGCTAGCAGGTACCGCCATAAATAGTCTCCGACTTTAAAAATCTTTTGACTATTTATATGTTTTCGGAATTAGATAATATCCTCAAGTTTTTCCATAAGTTCAGCAGCGGCGTCTGGATGTTCCATACACCACTCTCTGAATACATTCATAATTTCATCCATTTCCATGTCAACTAGCTTTTCAGCTATCATAATCTCTTGCATAATTTTTCCTTAAGCGTTATTTGCAGCTATCGTATCGTACCAACTATTCATCATGGTCGTTACAGCGGCAGAATCCATGGCTGGACCTGTACCATCAGCGCTGTCATCTGTAAACGGTGATGTGTGATGCATGACAAGAGCTCGTGTTACACACTGTGCTTTTGTCTTTTCATCAACAGTATCCGGAATCAGATATTCACGATCTGCTTCGGGTAAAACCCAACCAAGATAAGTGTGGTCAGCGGGGTTAAACCAGTATCCACGATCCATAACCCATCCTGGAACTTCGATCCTACCCATGTGGCTGATATGATGTTTGTATTCTACAACCGGCATTTTATTCCTCTTTCTGTGTTAATGCAACCTTTTGATCATAAGTAATGTTACCAATATAATTTGGATCGAAACCTTGAAGTTCCATTCTTTTCACATCAACTTTATGCTTTTCAGTAAGTTCAACTACGAGATCGTCGACAAAACTGTAAAGATCAGAAACATCCCAATTCTCTGATGATTCTTCTGCTTTGACATATTCACGAAGAAGACGCTGAAGCTTAGAAGGATTTACACCAATTTGTTCCATATATTCTTGTTCGCCTTTTGTAATAGAACCACTTTGACGAACGTCACGTACACACTGAACAATACTTCTTTTCAAGTGTGTCTTTGTTTCTTCTGCCTCAATATCCTCTTCACTGAAGTCTGAAAGACGAGCTTTCAACTGTTCATAGATTTCATTAAGAGCAAGAATATCTTTCATCGCACCTTCGATATGTGTAGCACCTTCAGCTAAACCTTCTCTCATCTGTGCAAGTTTTATATTTAGTTCAATTTCTCTCCACTTTGTAAGCTGTTCTGGTTTTGAGAGCTCTTCTTCAATCTTTTTAATCTTTAACTCATTTTGAATATGTTTCCATTTAGCTTCGTTCAATGCGCCTTTTTTACGACTGACTTCAGCTGAAATCTGTCTCATATTCTTATGTGGAGATAGCCAACTGAGATTGATATGTTTCCACATCCATTGAGTATGGCTATGATTCCAAATATTTTGCAGATCTCCGACATTTGCCAGAGCCTGATCTACTTTGTCAATATTTTCTTTAAATGTAACTTGACCAAAACTTGCTTTAGGTGCAAGTGACGTTTTACCAAAAATATCACTTAATGGAACTTTAAATTCCATTGGATCGCGTTGAATGTCAAGTTCACGCTTCACTTGATCAAAGACAGTTACCTCTGTACCTTGATCAAAATCAAATTTTTGTTCATTATCTGACATAATGTCTCCTTATTTACAATATACTCTTATTTATATGATTTTAACGGAATCTGCTGGAACCATGTACCCACACGACAATTACCCATCTTTCACCTTCTGTAACAGGTGTAACTCGATGAGGCATATAACTTGGGAAGAACGTAATACTGCCCATCTCTGTGTACGCTTGCATATGAGTGCCGTTGTTCATCAGTTCAAGATCTCCACCTTTATAACTTGACTTCAGTGTCAAAGGTACAGAAAGAGAGAGTTTTCTTGTTGATGAATTACCTTCACCAGCATCAATATGCCAGTCGTATTTTCCGTTTTCTGATGCTTTATAATGTAGAAGTTGAACCGCATGAGTAATACCCATAAGATCAAAACGATAATGCTCGGCGTTTACAGTTGCGACAGCCGCGGCTATTCTTTCAAACATCCATCTTGTTTCATCATTGAGTTCAATATTGTATGTGTCAACAGAACGAATGTCTGGATTGTATGTGCCTTCTGATTTACCAGCACCGATTGTTGATTTATTACCGTAGAGTTTATCAGCAAAAGCTACAATCTTACCGCATTCTTCTTTTGTAAAAGTTAATTCGTTATGAATACCATTACCAAATGTTACAGCATTCGGCCAAATATCGTCGCATGTACGAGTCATAACACCGTTAAAAATTGTCTGACCAAGTGGTGGTCTGTAAATATCCATGGCCTGTTCATGGGTTATTGTATTACCTTGATTTTCAACGGGTTTTGATTGTTCTCTTGTTTCTGCACCATGACCAAGAGCTTTACGACCGTCCATAGCGTGATCTTTGTGTGGACCATTAGCATCTACAAAATGGAAAAAGACTTGTACTTGCCATTGACCTTTATAAGGCGGTCTCCAATGATTGAGTTCACAACCACGATACATAACAAGGTCGCCAATATTAATTTCAAATCCAGTACCTACAACATCGTCGTCATTTTTACCGAAGTATATTGGCCAAATACCTGAACCTGGATCAAATCCAAGAGTCAGTGTACCAGAAATCTCGCATGAAGGTCTGTCCTTATGTTTTACGAGTACCTCACCGGGTTCGTAGATACGAGCGTAAGTGTATGTTGGAAGAAGTTCAATACCAAGTTGTTTACTGAGATTTGGTACGAGTTTTTCAAGTACTGCATCCAGTTCAGGATCACCGTAAACACTGTGAGAAAGAGGGCACTGCTCATCTTTTGTGAGCTTGCCTTCTTCTTTGAGCTTGAACATATGTTGAGTGAGACGCTCACACTCTTCTCGTGGAACAGCGCCTGATAGGTAAATATATCGATTTTTCTCGAAAGCTTGTGCTGCTGTCATTTGCATGATTTAAATCACCTTATTGATTAATTGTTAACGTATTATATATTCACTTAATATAGTCACACTTGTGTACCTCCCCCATACATTGCAGTACTAGTTAAATCTCCTACGTCTGTTGAGTTGCTCCCAGATGTAAATGGAAATTTATCAATTGTATTGACATGTCCAGGCCCAGGATTTGGACCTGCACCAGTTGATCCACCATGCATGTAACCATGAGTAGGCGAATTTGTTCCAGCTCCATGAACTCTTGCTTGTGAAAGATCCGCTATATCTGTACCATTACCATCAGAGGCAAATGATATTCTTTCTATCTCATTGAGAACAGTGGTTGGACTTGGAGAATTTGGGTTATTTCCTCCGGAACTAAATCCATATACGTTTAAGTAACTATTGTCAGTTTTCTGTCCTCTAACTTTAGTCAGATCTCCTACATCAGAACTAGCATCTTCGGCGGCAAAAGGGAATTTTTCAATCTTATTAGATCCTGTTTGGGCATTTGGAAATCCGGCGCCAACAGCTAACACATAACCATGTGTATAACTCTGCGCACTCATGCCGCTAGCATTACTACCTGTTGTAGCAGACCAATCAACTCCTGTGTCAGAATATGCGTCCTCACTTGCAATTGGAGCTTTAACAACGCCAGTGTTGTAACTTGGACCAAAGCCAGGAACAGCTGTTCCATAATGCTGTGTAATATAATGATTCGTATCACTTGTATTTCCGGTTCCAAAGTACGCAGGAGTGTTAAGAGCTGTGATAGCTGTAGAATTCCCATCAGAAGTATGAGAGTACTTTTCAGCAACTCCAACGGGATAGGATCCAAGACTAAATCCATGAGTTGCTGTCGAAGAACTTATAGACATTGTTCTGGTTCCTAGCAGATCTCCAACATCTGTCGCATTACCATCTGATGAGTATGAATATTTGTCAATAACATTAGAAGCATATGGAGCTGGAAACCCACCAAATCCTCTAAATCCATATGAAGAACCGTTGATAGAAGCTACAGTGAAAACAGGACCTGAGCCAGGTGAAGGATTGCTAGTGTACGTACCACCTTTAGCTATTTGAGTAAAGTTTTGATTAGGAGTAGCTGAAGGAGCTCCAGCAATTGTTTGATTAAATTTAAAAAATCCTTCGCTGCCACTGTCGATAAAGACTACACGACCAACATAATCTGATACGTCAGAATCAAAGCCAGCGGAATCAGCCTTATGACCTCCTCCAGTCAACATGGTAATTTCCATAAGGTTCTCGAGATCTCGAGTAGAGCTGTTTGAATCAACAACAGCTATTTTTCTCTGTGCTATCTCAATAATATTTTTAAGATTAATCGCTGTCATGTCGACCTACTTAGTTTGAATGTCCGCCAGGACTGTATTTACCATTTGTTAGATCTCCAACATCAGTCGCATTTCCGGTAGATGAAAATGGATATTTTTCAATAACATTGACATAGCCCGGAGTACCACCACTTGCGTAACCGTGCGTGGTACTAGACTGACCGGATATTTTACCTCTAGATGAAGATAAGTTTCCAATATCAGATGAGTTACCGTCTGATGCAAATGCCCATTTATAAATTGTGTCTGTATAATGTGGAGATGAATAATCTGAGCCAGCAGAAAATGCATGAGTACTACTATTAGCACCAGCTCCACCTGCTTTAGCTGCGTTTAAATCTCCCACATCAACTATTGTCCATGCGCCATCAGCTGCTGCAAATGGAAATCTTACAATATTGTTTTGAGCAACATTGCCGTTAGCCATCCAACCCGCCAAGTACCCATTTGTATCTGATGCTGATGGACCTCCACTGTAATCAATTCCACCTGGATGTGAAGCAAATACTCCAGCCGTACTTGTGTTTGATGAAAAATTATACCGATATAATGAGCCAAGCCAATCAAACCATGTAGAAGTGCCATCAGATATCGGATGAGACTGTGTAATACCTTTATAGCTAGGTGCGGGGTGGTTGTGACCAGTATCTGCCGCATTCACTGTCGCTGAAGCAAATGGCCATGTATCAATATCATCAGTTTGACTCGGTCCTGACGGGCCCGTCTGTCCAGCGGCTACAACTCCAACAGTTGCGTTTTGACCAACATTATGTCTAAATCTTTGTACTGTCAAGTCTCCAACATCGACGGCATTACCGTCTGATGTAAATGCAAATCTGTTAATCTCATTCTTTGCGCTAGCAGGTTGTGCGCTAAGAGGAAAAACTCCACCGGTTGTATATCCATAGTTTGATCCAAAATTTACGTAAGCTGCAGCGCCGCCGGCGGCAGCTGCTGCCGCGTCCGAATCAATTAAAACATTTTCATCTGAATCAAGGGCTGTCTTCATGTTTACAAATGCGTTTTGAGACCTGAAATAAAATCTTCCGTTTGAGTCAAGTTGCCGATCGGCGACAAAGAAGATCTCACCAACATTTGCTGAATCTCCTATTCCTGAAGGCGCATTTGCCTGGTTCAGAGAACTGTATTGAAGACCACCAGTTAATATTGGTCCGTCCTTACGAGTATTGAGTTCGCTAACTCTTTGTATCTCACTTAAAGAGCTTGTACTGTCAAGCGCAGCGTAGCGACGTTCAATCTCATCCAGTAATTTTTGCGTGTTAATAGACATCTATATGTCGCTCTCCGTTGATCCTGGTCTGTCACCTGACCTTGCTACAAGATCGCCTAAATCTGTTGAGTTACCATCAGATGCAAAAGATGTTTTTTGAATTCTGTTCTGTCGATAGGCTGAACCATCTCCTAAACCACCATGTACAAACGCATCAGTCGGACCATTTGATGAACCAGCTCCTGCTATTACTTGTTGCACATCTCCAACGTCAGTCGCATTTCCATCTGATGCAAATGCATATTTATCAATAGTGTTCACTCGACCAGGGGTAGTCATGCCAGCATGACCATAACCATGTGTAGTGCTACTATTACCTGTAACATCATATCGAGCTACTGTCAGATCTCCTACGTCAGTCGCATTTGCTGTTGCAGCAAAAGGCCACTTATCAATTGTGTCTTTAATTGACGTGGGAGGCCAGTAGTATCCTCCGGCTCTGTAACCATAAGTTCCTGATGAACCACCTGCAGTATACAAAATTGTTTCTGTTAAGTCACCAACATCAGCTTCTGCAGCATTCAATGCTGTTGCCACTCTAAGAATTTCATTACTATAAACGCCATCAAGTCCATGGTTTATGACATAAGCGTAGTCATCACCACCTTGAATTGGAGTGTGGCAACCATATGCACGAGCAGCACTTAAAGTTGTGGGTGACGCTACAACATTTGATCCTGATGCAAAAGGATATGATGATAATTGGTCTGAATACGTAGTACCTGGATAAGATCTTCCACCAATTCTCAATCCTGCAGTTGCTGTTCTTCCTACCGCGGCCGCATGCATTGATGCTGCTAGCAAATCACCTTGATCCACGGCGTCATTACTATTTGCAAACGCGTATCTTTGAATTTGATTATGATAGTTTGCTGGGCCTGGATATCCACCCATTGACCATCCGTAAGTAGAACCTTGTACAGAGTAAGTTGGTGGAGTTGGCCGAGCGCCGGCTGCATAAGCGTCTGTGGTCAGAGTTTTCCATGTTGTAGCATTTGCCGACTTATGTTTGATGGCGTTATCTTTTTTAGTGTAAGCGATTTGTGCCTGTGTAGAGGTCACTGACGGTAAAAGACCCGCACTGTCGTACTGTCTCAGACTTCCAGTAGCAAGAGTTGCGGCTTCAACAATATCACCAAGATCAGCCGTGGGAGTTGATGGCGACACACTGAATATCTTCTTTTGTATTCGTTCTTGAAGATTTTTGATATTGATTGCCATATCTTATCCTAATGTTGAGAACTTGCAGCGTCATAATGACCAGCTGTCATATCACCAACAACTGTTGAATTTCCGTCAGAAGTATGAGAATATTTTTCTATATATGTCTGACCGCTTGTAGGCCCACCGCCACCTGGTCCACCAAATCCACCGCAGATGTATCCATAATCTGATGCTGATACGCCGGTATGATTCGTGTTATACCTTTGTTTATCGCCAACATCTGTAGCATTAGCATCTGATGCAAATGTAAACTTTGATATATTTGTTCTATAATAGTTTGGCGCTCCTGCACCAGATCCACCAGTGGTGTATCCATGATCAGCACTTGAAGTGCCACTTAAGGCAGTATCTGAATAATTTAGGTCAGCTACATCAGTGGCGTTTCCATCTGATGCAAATGGAAACTTTTGAATGACGTTTGAGCTAGATCCTACCATGTAGCCATGTGTTGTTGACGAATGCCCAGAGTGGCCGGTTGTGTTTCCACTAGGCAATAAATCTCCGGTAAGAGACACTGTTGCGCCGTCTGAAGCCGCTGGAAATTTTCTTATATCAAATAAATCAGAAGGTGATGGTGCAGTTGGTCCTTGCCCTCCAGCCGCGTATATGTCAGTTCTATTACCAATCATTTCGTTATGAGCGTTTCTAAGTCCATAAGCTGTTATATCATTTCCTGTGTCAGTAGCATCTACGCCACTCGCATAAGAAAATTTTTCAATGGAATTCAAATAAGTAGGATCATTAGAGCCGGCTATGTTATAAGCATGTGTAGTACTACCGCCGCCTATGTTTCTACCGTTAACAGATATAAGATTGCCTTGGTCAGTGGCGTTTCCATCTGATGCAAATGATATTTTTTGAATTGTATTGTTTGAAAATGGAGATGCTACGCCACCCATACTATATCCAAAATTTGTGCCATAGTACGTACTGGTACCAGCTGGAGCACCAGGTCCAGTTGGCGCTTGTACTTCACCGGATGCCGTGGTTACCCATTCTTTTCCGTTATTAAATTTGATCGCTTTAATATCTTGAATGAAACCGATCTTTTCATTTGAACCCGCAGCGGTCGGTAATTCTGAAGAATCAGCGTAAGTCTTTAAACTGCCTGTCAATAGAAGTGAGGCTTCAACCATATCTGTCAAGTCATCAACAGACGTGTTCGAATCTACAAGATGAACTTTCTTCTGAATACGCTCTTCAAGATTTTTAATATTAATAGCCATGGTTCTATTTATACCATCTAATTTTGAGTGGACGCGTTAAATCGAGTTCCAAGTCCAGGTGCAATATCACCTACATCGGTAATCGTGTCTTCTGACGCAAATGGCATTTTGCGAACAGTTGAATAAGCATTAGCGTTGTGAAAATAGCCAAAGGTTGTACTTTGAGTACCAGCCATGGTTTCACTTCTACCAGCTGGCAGCGTTGCTGGAACGGCTGTGGAATTTCCGTCTGAAGCAAATGAGTATTTATGAATTGCATTCGAAGCGTATGGAGGAGTTGCTATGTATCCACCATACAAATATCCATGCGTAGATGAAGAATTACTACCACCTCCACCTTGACCTCCGCCGGCATCACCTACATCGGTTGAATTACCGTCAACTGCGAACGGAACCTTTTGTATGATATTAGAATTTGCATTTTGCGCTGTAGCGGCATAACCCGCAACATCACTAGTACCACTGCCATGATTACCACCATTTTGTATCAAATCACCTACATCTGTAAATGCCGCATCTGTCACTGTGGAGCCTTTTTGTATAACATTATCATAACCTGGTACAGGTGCCAGTCCACCAAATACATAATTAAAGCTACCATTACTAACAGCCTCTTTTTGGCCAAGTATTGTAGTAGCTGTTGTGAGCATGTTAGGTAAAGCAACTGAATTAGTACCAGCAGCATAAGAAAACTTATCAGAAGTATTTAAGTCTGCGCCAGGAGATGTTTCTCCACCATGTCTGTAACCGTGTGTCGCAGATGCGCCACCACTATTTTTTTGGTTTGCCGCAGTCATGTCAGCAAGGTCTGTCGCATTAGCATCTGACGCATAAGGATATCTGTGTATTTCATTAGTCATAGCTGGATTAGTACCGTTACCAGTTCCTAACGAATACCCAAAAGAACTTCCTTGTATGCTGAAAGTTGCAGCAGCTTCTGTTGACGCGTCACTGTCTATCAGTTTCCATCCACTGTCAATACCAACAAGCATGTACATGGCGTTTCGATTATCAGCGTATCGAATACTTCCGATAGAGGCTGAATCAAG